ATTGGTCATCTTTAAAAGAGGATGTTAAACAATATGGTGTTTGTAATTCATTGTTCACAGCTCAGATGCCAGTTGCATCTTCGGCTAAGATTACAGGTTCATTTGAAATGACAGAACCAGCTCACTCGGCATTATTTAATAGAAGAGTGGTTGGTGGTGAAATTATGATTGTTAACAAATATCTAATTAATGACTTTGAAAAACTCGGTATTTGGAGTGAAGACCTAAAGAATGAAATTATTATGAATGAAGGTTCAATTCAAAATATCAACTTTAACAATCATCTTGACCCTGAAGATAAAAACTACACTAAGAAAGTTAAAAGAACTGAACACTTGATTAGTAAGTACAAAACAATTTGGGAAATATCACAAAGAGAACTTATTGACATGGCGGCAGAAAGAGCTCCATTTATTGACCAATCACAATCAATGAATATCTATATGGCTAATCCAACATTGTCAAAGATTACTTCATCACATTTCCATTCATGGGAAAAAGGTTTGAAGACGTTATGTTATTATGTTAGAACTAAAGCAATTTCAACTGGAGCTAAACACTTAGCGGTTGATGTTTCTAAAATATCTCAACCTAAAGTTAAGGTTGAAATACCAAAAGTTGAAATAACAGAATTAATAAACAAACCTGAAGATAGTCCATTTGAGTGTTTTGGATGTTCAGCTTAAACATTAATAAAAATCCCAACTTATGTTGGGATTTTGTTTTTTAATCTATTTATAGAAAAAAACAACACATTATATTTATAGTTATGGCAAATGGTGTTACATATGGTATAAATTTTCCCTTCAGAGATTCACGAAGAGGTGACTATTTGGAGTTAACTGAATTTCAGTCTCAAGAAATTAAGGCTGATTTAATTCATTTATTGTTAACAAGAAAGGGTTCAAGATATTTTTTACCACAATTTGGTACAAGATTATATGAATTTCTTTTTGAACCATTTGACGGATTAACATTTAATGCTATTGAATCTGATATTAGGGATGCGATTGAAAACTTTATGCCAAACTTATTGGTTAATAGTTTGAGTATAACACCTGCTGACCCACAAGAAGAGGTAGATATTGCGACAGGTCAAAACTCGGTTGGAACTAGTGAATCATCAATATATAGATTCCCTGGTAAAGGAACGTCAGAATATACAGCAAAAATAAGAATTGATTACTCAACCAATGGTTCAACATTTGGTCAGAGTGATTTTGTAATTATCAATATTTAAATAAGATGGCAAATAACAGAATATCATACGCTAGTAGAGATTATCAGTCAATAAGAACTGAACTCCTAAATTACGCAAAAACTTACTATCCTGATTTAATTCAAGATTTTAATGATGCTTCAGTGTTTACTGTTTTCCTTGATTTAAATGCCGCGGTTGCCGACAACTTACATTATAATATTGATAGAAGTATTCAAGAAACTGTTTTACAGTATGCACAACAAAGGTCTTCAATTTATAACATTGCAAGAACATACGGGTTAAAATTGCCAGGTCAAAGACCGTCAGTATCGTTAGTTGATTTTTCAATTACAGTTCCTGCCTTTGGTGACAAAGAAGATGAAAGATATCTTGGGACTCTATCAAGAGGTTCTCAAGTTGTTGGTGCTGGTATTGTATTTGAGAATGTTTATGATATTGATTTTGCGTCACCATACAACGCTCAAGGTTTCCCAAACAGATTAAAAATTCCAAACTTTAACGCTAATAATATTTTAGTTAACTATACAATTACCAAAAGAGAAGTCGTAGTTAATGGTATCACTAAAGTGTTCAAAAAAGTTATTGGAGCAAATGACGTTAAACCTTTCTTTGAATTATTCTTACCTGAAAAAAATGTTTTAGGTATTACAAGTGTGTTATTAAAAAATGGTACAAACTACACAAATACTCCAACAACCGCAGAGTTTTTAGGTTTAGATAATAGATGGTATGAGGTAGATGCGTTGGCGGAAGATAGAGTGTTTATTGAAGACCCAACAAAAGTGTCTGACCAACCTGGAATTAAAGTTGGTAAGTATATTCAAACACAAGATAGATTTATAACTGAGTACACACCTGAAGGGTTTAAAAAGATGACATTCGGTGGTGGTACTAATACTGCTCAAGACCAATTGAATCAATTCACCACATTAGGTACAACATTGGAGTTACAAAGATATTCAAACAACCTTTCATTAGGTGCGACATTAACTCCAAATTCAACATTGTTTATTCAATACAGAGTCGGTGGTGGTTTGGCAACAAACTTAGGGACAAATGTTATTAACTCATTAGGTACCGTATCATTCTTTGTTAATGGACCTTCAGAGACCACAAACTCATCTGTTGTTAATTCATTAAGATGTGTTAACGTAACTGCAGCAGTTGGTGGAGCAGGTATTCCTTCACTAGAAGAAATTAGAAACTATGTGTCATTTAACTTTGCCGCACAAAAAAGAGCCGTAACCGTTCAGGATTATGAATCATTAATTAGAAATATGCCATCTCAGTTTGGAGCACCAGCAAAAGTATCTATTACAGAAAATGATAATAAAATTTTAATTCAAATATTATCATACGATACTTCAGGTAAATTGACTAATATTGTTTCAAACACATTAAGACAAAATATTGCGAATTATTTGTCAAACTATAGAATGATGAATGATTACATTTCTATTTTTACTGCGGAAGTAATTGATTTAAGTATGGATATATCAATTGTATTAGATTCTGCTCAGAATTCGGGACAAGTAATTTCAAGTGTTGTTGATAAAATATCTGCGTATCTTAACCCACAAACAAGACAATTGGGACAGAACATTTATTTATCTGAAGTTAGAAGCTTAATACAAAATACAAATGGAGTATTAACTGTTGCAAATATTGATGTATTCAATGAAGTTGGAGGACAATACTCTTCGGCAGAAACTTCAATGACATATGCCAACGAAGAAACAAAATTAATTGCACCTGTTGACGATACTATTTTTGCACAACCATCACAAGTTTATCAGATTAGATATCCAAATAAGGATATTAGAATTTCAGTTAAAAACTTCCAATCAGTAACTTTTTCATAACAAGTTTATTTTATTTTTCTTTAGTTTATTATTTAGTAGTGTGAATGCCTTTAAAAATTCCACATAAACTATTTATAAATTAAAGTAACTTGATGGGTCAATCATATAGAATAAGAACTGAGTTTGGTATTAATAAATCTATTAATATTCAATTAGACCAAGAGTTTGAATTTTTAGAGATTTTATCTTTAAAAATTCAACAAGAAGATGTTTATGCAAAAAGTTGTGCGGACTACGGTGTTGTTGTTGGTAGAGTAACAGCAAATAATGGATTTGGGGTTCCTAATGCTAGAGTTGCGATTTTCATACCAATTGAATCTATTGACGAATCTAACCCAATAATTTCAAGTATATACCCATATAAATCACCAAATGATAGAAATGAAGATGGGTATAGATATAACCTACTTCCTTATGAAAAATCATACTCAACACACGCATCTACAGGTACGTTACCAACAAGATTAGATAATTTAACAGGTAGTACCGCAGTTGAAATCTACGACAAGTATTATAAATTTACATCAAAGACAAATGAAAGTGGGGACTACATGATAATGGGAGTACCTCAAGGACAACAATCTGTTGTTATGGATGTTGATTTGTCTGATATTGGTGAATTTTCTTTAACACCTCAAGATTTAATTAGGATGGGTCTTGCAACTGATGCTCAAGTTGCAGGTAATAGATTTAGAACCTCAACTGATTTGAATTCATTACCGCAAATAATTAATGTAGTTAAATTTGTTGAGGTGTCACCGCTTTGGGGTGACCCTGAATTGTGTAGTATTGCAATTAACAGACTTGATTTTGATTTAAGAGATGACGCCAATGTTGATATTCAACCAACTTCAACATTTATGGGTTCTATATATAGTACTCCTGATAAAATGAGAATTAGACCCAATTCCAAACCTAAAGATAATTTTGGTAATATGTGTGGGTTAGTTGCAGGACCAGGACAAATATTAGCAATAAGACAAACTATTGACCAAGATGAAGATGGAAATCCTGTATTGGAACAATATCAATTAGAACAAGCTGGTAATATTATTGACGGTAGTGGTGTTTGGTTAACCGAATTACCAATGAATATGGATTATTTTATCACAAATGAATTTGGTGAAAAAGTAATTTCATATGACCCAACTGTTGGTATTCCAACTAAAGCCAAGTATAGATTTAAGATTAAATGGCAACAACCTCCAACATTAAGTGACCAAACAAGAAGACCATATTTTTTGGTTCCAAATATTAAAGAGTATGGTTGGTCAAATCCTGATACTGACCCATTAACTTTAACAGGGAATCCTAATAAAAAATTGGCTAGTTCGTATTATTTTGGATTAGCGTGGAGTGGTTATACAAATGGATTTAGTAAAACTTCTGGTAATGAATATTATGATAGACTTAATGAAGTTATTGATTGTGAAGATACTTTTTATGAATTTAATTTTAATAAAGTTTACACAGTTTCACAATTAATTGATGAATTTAAAAAGGGGGGAAGGTCTAGATTTGTAGGAATCAAAGAAATTGATAGTGATGATTGTGAGTCAACTATAAATAAATTTCCTGTAAATGAAGGATTTAGAAATTTTGATTTATTATATTTTATTTTTTCATTCTTATTTCAAATAATTCAGTTAATAGGTATACCACTTATTATTGCAATTCGTATTGCTTTATTTATAATTTTTATTGTAAGGTCAGCTCTTTGTGGGATTTGTGGTTTTTATTTAGGATGGCCATTTAAGACATATCCGTTTGGGTTTATATGTAGAGGGTTAGGTATTGATTGTAGTAAGGACCCGAATACGCAAATGAAATTAACCATGTTAACTTATCCTGATTGTGATGCCTGTGAATGTGATGTAGATGTGTCAGAAACAAAGGCACCACCACCACTTAATCAACCAACTAAATTAGTACAACCAACAGGTAGTTTAACGTATTTTTCATATCCATTAAATTATAATACTGAATTCCAATATTTTTATGAAAATGCTTTATTTGCATCAAATGAAATTGATATCTATGTTCAAATTAGTTCTGAAGCTCTTTCTGGATTGAACAATTATGCTTTAATTAATGACCCAACAAAATATAAATTGCCTATTTCTAATCTACTCAATTTACCAGGTGGTGGTGATGTTGCTGCGTCATCAAAAGACCTACCTTTGGGTGAGAGGGTAAATTTATTTAATCAACGAAGTAGTTACTTTTCGGGTTTAAATAGGATTAAAGTTACTTTTGCGTCAAGTTCAAACACAGGTAAATTTCACTACGATAATACAATAACAGTATTAGCCTCAAGCGGTGGTAATCAAACTTATAACCCAGGTGATTTGTTAACATTTGTTAATCCAAGCACTAGTGATGATAAAAATTTTTTATTTAGTG